GAGCTGACTGATACTAATCGGTCGAGGGCATGACCAAGCAAGGTGATAGGTAGGATGAAAGAAAATATTTCTTGTATGCAGTTTTGAAGGTATATATAAAAGGTAAAAAGCAATCAACATATGTTGGTTGCTTTTTTTACAGAAAAAATATCAGTGAGAGACTTTTTATATTTATTTACAACAAGATTTATGATCAAATTCAGGATTAAATGCGTAGAAGTTTTTACTATCTAATTTATCCTGGACAATTCTGAGGCTTTCTCCAAAACGTTGATAATGAACAATTTCACGTTCGCGAAGGAATCGGATCGGATCACAGACTTCAGGATCTTTGATAAGACGCAAAATATTATCATAGGTAGTACGGGCTTTTTGTTCGGCAGCCATATCTTCATGAAGATCTGTAATAGGGTCACCTTTAGACTGGAAAGTTGTAGCACTCCAAGGAGTTCCACTGGCAGCCTGTGGCCAAAGAGCAAGTGTATGGTCAACATAATATTTATCAAAACCGGATTTTTCAAGCTGTTCCGGAGTCAGATTGCGTGTGAGCTGGTGTACAATGGCGCATATGATTTCCATATGGGCAAATTCTTCGGTAGCAATGTCTGTTAGTGTGCCAATTACTTCATTATAAGGCATGGTATATCTCTGAGAAAAATATCTCAAAGAAGCTCCTAATTCTCCATCCGGTCCACCGAACTTCAATAACGTATAAAGTGCCCGCAAACCCAGTAAAATCAAGGGTTTGCGGGCATTCTTAACGACATAGAAAAAAATAAATTTTCAAAGAATCTGACTCTTTATCATAAATAATCTTATCAACGATCTGTTTCAGAGCTTCGTTTTTCTGAATGTATGTATAACTATCTGAAATAAGAATATCATAGACGCTTCGGACTTTCAATAACATATCGCCGGTCGGATCCTGATCCGGTTCCGGATTTTGTCCTTCCAGTTCTTTTAATTGTTCTTCCAAATTATCCCGTTCTTTTTGAAGAATTGCTTTATTGCTTTTATATTCCTCCAGAGTGTCGATTCCTTCCCTGTAGGAAGCCTTTATTCGTTCCTCTTTGCTTGTTAAACTGTTTAAGCGATCTCTTATAATACTTCGTTCGTCAACGGCTTCTGTGGGCTGATAATCGTGTAATTCATAGGAAATATTTCCGGTATCCAGGATCTCTTTGATACTGGCTAAAACTTCCGGTTCCAGCACCAATGAACTCACACCGTGAGCTTTATCACATTGTCCGTGAGCATATCCGTAGCAAGAGAAGTAGGCGTACTTTTCGCCATTGACTCTTTTTTGAGTGCAGGCAGATAATGTCTTTCCGCAAGCAGGGCATTTCATAAGTCCAGAAAGCCAGTGCTTATATGTAGAGGATGGACGTTCTCGCCGTCGGGATGGTCGGCGGGTTGCTTTCAGCCGTTCCTGTGTGGCATCAAATAATTCCTGTGAAATGATAGCGGGGTGCTGCCCCTGGCTTACAATCCATTCATCCTTATTTTTGATACTGTGTGTTGCGTTTTCCGTCTTATTCCAATGGATCATTCCACAATAGGTGGGATTCTTCAGCATGTATTCGACCGTGCGCCGTTCGAAGAGATTTCCACGAATTGTCCGGAATCCCAAGTTGTTCAGATACCGGGCAATGTCAAATACACTTAATTTTTCATTTACATACATGTTAAATACGTGCCGGACGATATCTGCTTTTTCTGAATCAATAACAAGTGTCTTATCAATCGTCTTATAACCAAATGGTGCAGCTCCCTGAAAAGCTCCGCGAGCAGCGTTTTCTTTCATGCCTCGGAGAACTTCACCAGATAATCGGATAGAGTAGTATTCGTCCATCCATTCGATGATACGTTCAATCAGGCTGCCAAAGGGATTATCGGAGAGTGGCTCGGACACACTCACGACATCTACATTGTGTTGTTTCTTTAGCAGAGATTTGTATACTATACTTTCTTCCTGATTCCGGGCGAACCTGGAAAACTTCCATACCAGGATCTGATCAACCGGATGATCATCACCTTTGGCCAGTCCGATCATCTCCTGGAAGCCGGGACGCTTGTTGGCTTTTCTTCCGGAAATACCAAGGTCCGTGAAGATCTTCAGGATTACAATATTGTTCTTGGCTGCATAGTCCCGGAGGAGGTGCTCCTGGGAGTCCGGGGAGATCTCTTCCTGATCATGAGTGGATACCCGGATGTAGCCGTATGCATATTTTACGCTCATTGTATCACCTTCCTGTAATTATATGTGCGATGTCGCACAAAAATGGGTACAAAAATAACACCTATACGGTGCCGGATTTTTGTGATACAATATTCTTGTTGAGGGAGTACTGTATCGAGCGAATCCTTCGCCGTATATATTACTCGGGATTTTCCCTGGTGTTTGGTAGACACCGGGGATTTTTTATTATTATCTATATTGTTTATTTAATTTAAGCATAACCTTTCCACCAGATATGCCGTCGTAGACAAACCAATCTTTCTGGCTGTTAGTTTTACTGGCTGGTGCGACGCCAACAAGGGCATTATAGCGAGTATAGAGACCTCCATAAAAGTTCTGTGAACTTGATTCTATAGAAGAATCTTGCATTTGCGCATATAAATTCAATTGCCTTACAAGAGTATCAGCAAAATCAAGAGCAAGGGATGGATCAGTAGAATCATCAACAACTGCAGTTATAGTTATTGTATCATCTTTTACTCCGATATAATAATCTTGAACATAGGTGTAATCTGGATCAAGCGGTAAGTTCGCTTTTAAATCAGATATACATTTGTCCATATTTAACGAAGATGCTGTTTGTGTATCTGATGTAGAAGAAGTAGAATCGTTTTCTTGATCAGATGCGTCACTTTCGGATGAATTTGCTTTATCTGAAGAATCTTCAGTGGTAGCTTCATCAGCTTTTTTATCAGATTTTACTGTTTCTTCTTTTTTTGTGTCGGACTTAGAACTTGAAGAATCAGATCCAGATCCTCCACAAGCAGATAATGACAATGCCATAGATGATGCCAGTAATAGTGCTACAAATTTCTTTTTCATATGTTTTTCCCCTTCGTTTTATTTGTTCCAAAATGTTTCGCTTTTTTCAGAGATTATTTATTCAATCAGATATCTCCGCCATACAAATACTATCGTATCAAGAGGGCAGTGTATTTATAGTTAGAGTATTGGATGAATCGTTATTATATTTTCTTAAATATCATCAAGTTAGGGATAAAATAAATTGTGTAGTTATCTACAGTTTTGTATTCCCCGTATTTATCCTGGTAACAGTTAATGCAGTTTTCCAGATATTCTTCTGTAACATCCAGATACTCTGCAATTTCATATTTATCTTTACAACCGTGTTCGTAAGCTCTGATCAGACCAAATAATCCAATGCTGCGATTGTATCCCCAGAGCCGTGCCTGGCGCTCTTGTTTTCGATTGCCAGTATATTCCATGTCAATAATATTACCGACAGAAGTGTAGTGGTGACCGAGTTCTTCTGCCAGAACGCAGGCTTTTTCCGTGGTTGTATCTATATTGTCTTTGATAGCAATGGTACCATCACAATATAATCCCTTTATTTTTTTGCTTTTAAAAGGATAATCAATAACATCTATACCGTCTTTGCAGGCTTCTTCCTGTAGCTTCTCATATGTATTCATACAAACACCTCCCGCTCGAGTATATCAGATAAGCTGTCCTATAAATTACTTAACTCGTTTATTCTTTACGAATTCAGCAAACTGACGGATTTCATCTAATTCAGATTCTGTGTATTCATCACCATCGAAGTGAGCTGCAAGGGTAGTTGGCTCATCTTGTGTGAAAACAATTATACCATCTACCAGTTTCTCAGAATCTAATCCCAACTCACGTGTGATTTTTAAAACATTTGTTATGTTGGAATTGGCAATACCTCTTTTTAGAATACTATCTAAGGTAGTCCACGGCATATCTATTTTTTCAGAAAATTTTTTCATACTTCCGTATCTATCTATGATGAGTGCTTTCACATTAGATTCTAATTCATTCATGTAAAGTTAACTCCTTTCTTCAGTTGATGATTTGATAATAGCATTAAAATCTCGAAAAATCAATATAATGTCACCGAAAATAAAATAAAAATCTCAAAAAATCGAGAAAAACAGGTTGACATTCTCGAAAATTCGTATATACTTTAAAGTGCAATCACGAAAAATCGAGAAAAGAGGTGAGAAAGTGTTTCCGAATTTAGAAGCCGAGATGGCAAGAAATAAAGTGACGCAAGTAAAACTTGCTGAAATTCTGGGAATTACGCCAACAACGTTATCATTCAAGATGAACGGAAAAAGTACACTTTCATTAAAAGAATGTGTAACGGAACTGTTCAAACGATTATCCTGAGAGACGGAAAGATATACATTAACGCAGAGTACATGGCTTTAGGAACTTTGGCGGATGAAACAGGAAGAAACTGGTGGAATTTAGAGACCGGCGATATTCAAATGTCTGGACGTTTCCAGCAATACGCATTTAACGGCGTAAAATCGTTAGATATATTTGATAACAAAATAAATCTATATGCATGGGACGATGACGGAAATTATGTTGGTAGCCTGCGATCATTTCTGACAGTTGACAAAGAACACAAGGGAATTGAACTCATGTCGGATGCTGATGACCAAGTTCGATTAAGTGTAAAACGAAGAGACACTGAGACAGAAGAAGGGCAGTCAGTATTTATTGGCGAAAATGGTTACACAGGACTTTTTACGGTTGACGGAAAAGGAAATGCAGAAGAATGGCTCAGCCGTAAGCATGGCGGACCTATATGGATACGGAATATGCCCAATGGTGATTTCCTCGCCGGAGGAGTAAGAATCGGGGTGGAAAGCGGACTGATTACATCAATACCAGAAAATTCAGTAGCCAACGGAACGTTCGAAGTCATAAGTGGTTTGTCTTGGGCGAATGGCGGTATAACCAGCGTAGACTGGGTAAAAGTAAATGTTTCGAATGGTGCAATCAAAAGCTGGAGCACGAGAACGCAGAATTTTTAAGCGAGGTGATGAATTATGAATAGTGGAGAGGCACGAGGAAAAGTAGAAGAACCACAAATTACAGTTATTGGAGCTGGCACGAAAGTAGAAAACAGAGGAGATATCAATGAAAGCAGAAAAGATAATAAGGTTGAGGATACAGAATAGTACATTCTGCCGAAGAATCAGAGTAGTGCAAGGAGATACAGGAAGAATATTCCGATTCATCCTGGAAGATATAACGATGGATGGATCGGAACAAGCGAGAGTATATGCTAAGAAACCGGATGGGACAGAAGTATACAATGATTGCGAGGTGGTATCGCCAAACGAGGTATTAATGGAGAGCAATTCTGGTCAGATTTTTGCTGCGATTGGAGTAGTACAAGCAGAGATACAGATTTCAAAATCAGGAAAAACTATAACCACATACACATTTGAGTTCGATGTGGAGAAATCCCTTACAAGAGCCGGAGCAATCCAGAGTTCCAGCGAGTATGGAGCTCTGGAAACTGCGATTGCAAAAGCAGAAGGATTTTATAATCCGACATTCTCTGAAGCTGCGACAAGGAATAATATCAACAGTGGCGAATCAATACCGACATTATTCGGGAAGGTGAAAAAATGGTTCACAGACCTCAACACACTGATCAAATTAGTAGGAAGTGCGGACATATCCAGCATTGGAGATGGCACAGTTACGGATGCCCTTCGTACATTAAATAGCAAGCAATTTTCAATCATAAATCTTTCAGAAGAGTTTACTGTAAAAGATGGAGATTATGCATATACAGGTCTTTCGATTACTATACCTGAGTACACTATGTGTCTTATTTCTATATCGATTTCGTGGATGAATGCAAAGCCGATTGGATTTATACTTAGTTCTTCCGATTCAGAATGCTCAGTTGATGTGATGGCATTCAAGTTTGAAGGATATCCAACGATAGCCACTCATATAACAGAACCTAAAAATACAAGCAGAACATATTATGTGTGGGCGAAATGTGGAGGAATAGGTGTAAACAGAGCATCTATATTCGGATGTAGCTGCAAGACTAAATAGCAAGCAGTCGAAGACCAAATTTATTGATTCCGGTGATACTAACAAATTCACAATAAAGAATATAAGAGCATGGATTTTTATCTATACTCTTGGAAGTAATGGTAATAATGGAAATTATGGTATTTTTCTATACACGCCGAGTTATTCAAATGTTCCTACCATTAGAAAAGTAATCGCAGATTCAAGTTTTACAATTTCTGCAAAAATTTCAAATAATGATGCAATAATTGAAGGCAATGGAAGTTATTTACAGGGATTCGTAATATATTGCCAATAGATAAAATAGCAAGGCATTACCAAGGAAAATTTTCACAGCCGATAATACAGAAACGGATATCTTAAATTGGTGCGAAGAATTATTGGCAAAATCTACTTTGGAAGTTTATTTTGTATTCGCCAGCGATTTATCCGACAAACCTCTGAATCGAAAATATAGATATTCTCCGGGATTATTTTTTCATACATATGATACTTGTGTATTAATGTTTTACTGTTATAATACACGAGAAATTGCAATACGAAGTAAATATCGTAATGGAGAGTGGAATGATTGGCGTGTGATTTAATTGTAGTTTAAATAGCAAGGCTCAGACGATGGTAAATGAGAAATTTTACTCTCAATACACTGAC